TCAGACTTGCCCATCGCCCTGCCCTTCCTGCTTGAGCAGTTTCCGGCGCATCTGCCAAACGTCGATGAAGAAGCCGGAAACCAGGATACCGCCAATGCCGACGATGAAGCCGCCGAGCCCTTGGGCGGCGTCCGGTTCGACGCCGGTAAAGCTGATGACTGGCTGCAGCACCGGCTGGAAAGCGGGGCCGATATAGGCGGCGCAGATGGCGCCGACGGCGATGCTGATCAGCCCGTCGATCGGCGGCTGTTTGAGGGTGAGCCAGCGCACCAGGCCGCCGAGCGCGCCGGCAATGGCCAGCTTCGCCATCGGCGAAAACAGCCAGCTGAAATTGAAGTCCATTAGTCCGCGCCCTCCAGTTCGGCTTTGACGTTGTCGTAGTGGTTGGCGCAACGGCGGATGACGCCATTGGCCTGATCCAGCTGGGCGCGTTCGCGAGCCAACACCGCCACCGCATTGGCCCCCAACGGTGCCGGCGCATGGTCAATCTGCCGGCGGCACTCGCCGGGCAACACGGGCAGGAGAATTCCCGCCCGCACCTTGCCGGTCTCAGCGGCCGCTTGGGTGATCCGGCTGGGGCTGCACCCCAATAAGATCAAGGGCAGCAGCATCGAGAGCGCACACACCCTCGCCAGCCGCATCGAGGCGCTGTTCATAAGCATCAATCTCCAGTTCGAGGGCATCCCGCAGCGCCTGGGCGTCGTCTGCCGCCGCCTGGCTTTCGTCGATGAAGCGCTGTGTCACGCGCTCCGAGATTCTGAACTGGCGCAGCTGCTCGGCCGCGACAGCATCGGCCGCCGCCTTCTCGGTGGCCGTCTCGCAAAGCCTGTCTCGCTGTTCGATGATGGCCGGGATCTGAATGTGATCGGCGACCAGGCCGCGCCCAAACCATCCTGCGCTGCCGGCCACCAGTGAGCCCGCCAGCGCAGCGACGATCAGGCCCACTCCTGTCGGATTGAGCATCAGGCCGCCGCCTTCGATTCGAACGTGCCGCGCAGCAGTTTGACCGTTGCGTCGTCGAACGCGCCGGACTGCGGCAGACCGTTGAACTCTTGGTAGAGCCGCAGCGCCTCGGCCGTGCGGTTGCCGACAATGCCGTCGATCGGCCCGAACTGCAGCCCGGTGCGGGCCAGGAGCTTCTGCAGATAGACCAGGCGCGCATCCGGCCCCGCGACCTTGACCGTGCCGCCATCGTCCGCCGGCACAGCGATGATCTCGCCCCAGCTGCCCTTGATATCGGCGACGGGCAGGCCCTTGCTAGCTGCCCAGGGGATGACGTCAAAGCAGGGGCAGGCCTTCATCCACTCGCCCGGTTCAATCACGCCATTGCCGTTGCGATCGGGCGACAGATCCCGGTGCCCGCAGATCTTGGCTTCCGGATAGAGACCGACCAGGGCACCGAGCCGGGCTTCTAGTCCGGCCATCTGTTCGGGCGTGGCGTTGTGCTCCGGCTTGCCGCTGCGGTCGATGCCGCCGACCAGGGAAATGCCGAGGGCAATCGAGTTGAAACCGGCCACGTGAGCGCCGATGGCGTCGAGACCGCGACCCAGCTCGATCTTGCCATTGCGTCGCAGCAGCTCGTTGTAGCCGATATCGCTCCAGCCCTGTGCGGTGTGCATCTTGCGCACTTCGGCAACGCCGATATCGCGGTCGGGCGGGGTAGCAGTTACGTGCACCACGATCAGCTTAGTGCTTTTGCGGTTTGCCAATTCTCTCTCCATGAAAACAAAAAGCCCGCCTGGTGAGGCGGGCTGTCGGTTAGGTTGGGCGCACCTTGAAAGCAGGCGCGACCGTCACTAGATGCGTGTGATCAACGGGGGTGGCCGAGTGGCTGAAGGCACCTGACTGATAATCAGGCCGACGGGCAACCGTCGCGCGGGTTCGAATCCCGCTCCCCCCGCCAATTCCTCATCAGCCCAGTGTTTCGTGCGCCGGCAGAGCAAAGCCGGTCGAGGCCGGGGCACCAGCTTTCCGCCCATCCTTGCCGGCGCCGCCGCCCGGCTGTTTGAGATCGAGCGACGTGGTCGCGCCACCGCTTCGGTTGGCGCTGTGCTTGACTGTCTCGATCAGGTAGAGCCCGTCAATGCCGGGGCGTGCGCCCGTCAGGCGGCATTGCCCCTCGACGACCGCACCGACTGCTAGGTCGAGCTGCACCGAGCCGATGCCGCCCTCACGATCGCCGTCGCGCTTGCGCGCATCGAGCACCGCTTCTGCCTCGTCTTCGTCGGCCGAGAGCGTTCGCACCAGGTGCAGCGCGTCGAGATCGGCATTGCCGAAGTCGAGATCGCTTTCCTTGAACGATGCGCTTGGCCGGTCGAACCAGCGGGCGCGGCCCGAGGCAAACTTGCGGCGCGGATCCTTGGGCGTGATCGACCAACTGATGAGGTTCTGACCGAACACAGCGTCGGTAATCCCCAAACTGAGGCCGCCGGGCGCCTGGCCGCTGCCCCGCTTGGCAAAGATCGCCTGGTCGCCGCGGATCTTGAATGCGCCGCCAAACTTGCGGGCGAGCCGCTCGCCGATGGCAATGAAGCTTTCCCCATCGGCCGCCCAGTAATCCTGGTGCAGCGCGCCCAGATCCGGATCGACGGTAATGCCGATGCCGGCGCCCTCGGCCAGCCTTTCGAGATAGCCGACCAAGTTGGTATCGTCCATGTGGAAGGCCTGCGGTTCCTTGGCCTTGCCGCCGGTGTCGAAGCCTTTGGCCTTGACCTTGAGCAGGCGGCCGCCGCTGCGCGAACCGCTGCTTTCCACCTTTTCGACAAAGCCACGGAACACGCGGGCGCCGTCGAGGATGACGACGATCGGCATGCGCTTGGCGGGCATGCGCACCTTGCCCTCGCTGTCGTCGATCGTCAGGTCGCAGCTGTCCGACGCCTCGCCCGCCTTGTCGGTGACCGAGATATCGATCAGCGTCGGCGCCCAGGCCGAGGTGAGATCCTGCCCGTCAAGCAGGATCCGCCAGTCCACTTTCCATTTGGGTGGCGACAGCATTTAGCCCTCCCCGAAGAGATCGATGACTTTTGTGGTTTGCGCCGGCGCGGACGCCGGCAGCTCGGGCAAGTGCACCGTCGTGCCGATCGGCAGTTCGGCACCCAGATCCGCTGCGCCGGGATTGGCTTCCAGCGTCTGTTCGAGCAGTGCCGCGCCGGCGACGCCATGCTGCCGCCAGAGCAGCAGGTCCAGCGTGGTGCGCGGCCGTTGAACGGTGACAGTGATCATCAGAGCGCCTCGAAGAGATTGAGCAGCATGCCCACCAGGCCGCCGGCTTGGCTGCCGCCGACCGCGCCATCGGTGCCGACCTTGGTGAGGGTGAGCGTGTAACGCACCACGAAGCCCACGCCGAACCGGGTCAGGTCCGAATGCTGCTCGCTGACCTTTTCGATCACGTACCAGCCCAGCATCCTGCCATCGCCCCGCATCAACGGCACCTTGGTGCCCGAAGTGGAAAGGCTATAGGCCAGCTCCAGCTCGGTCAGGCCACCTATGCGGGTCGGCAACAGCTGACCGGAAATGGTGATCGACTCGTCGGCCTCGCCCATGAATTCGCGAGGCTGCAATCCGCCCATCACCGGCTTGACCGCAAGGTCCGCCCCTCCATTGCGGCTGAAACTCTCGGCCGCAAAGGGAAGTGTGTCGAGCGTCAACGGCCCGATTTGGAAGAGCATGGCTTACCCCGCATATTCAATATCGGCATAGATGCCGCTCAAAGCGTCCCGGAGATCAGCCGCCAGCCGTTCCTTGATCATCTGATAGGCTTGCTCCGGATCCGAAACGCCGGAAATGCTGACGCCACCGAGCTGCAAGGTGAGACCAGCGATCTGCCGCCCACCCAACATGCCCGCCGTTTCCTTGGCGGTGTGCACCCAGCCACTGCCGCCAGGCGTGATCAGCTCTGGGCCTTCCTCGCCGACCAGATAGGTCTTGCCGCCGACGATGGATCCACCGGCAGCCTGCGCGCCATCGACGGCGAGCGGAACCGGTAGGTCCGGATAGCGCGGATCGAATTGAGCTGCAGGGCCGGATGGCGCCCCGCCACCCCCGAAGAGCTGGGTCAGCCACGGTGGCAGATTGGCGATGATGAGGCTGCTGATATCGATCTTGCCGATCGCATCGAGGATCATCTTCGGCCAGCTGGCGAACCATGCCAGCAGCTCTTCGAACTTGGAGACCAGTCCATCCCAGATGCCTTGAATGATCTGCACGCCGACGTCGTACATACCGGCGACCGCTCCGGTGATCTCGCCGGGCAGGGCTGTGAACCAGGCGATGATTTCGGCGCCCTTGGTGACCACGGCCATGACGGCATTGCCGACAGCGGATCCCGCCGCTTCACCCCAGCCGCGCCAATCCTCGGCACTGGCATCGACCGGACCAAGCAGGCCGGTGATCCAGTCGAGGATCGCAGCGCCACCATCAATGATCGGCTGGATCGCCGGCATGACGGGTTCGAGGGCCGAGACCAGGCCGGTGCCGAAGCCTTGGAAGAAGCTCACCAGTCCTTCCCAGTTGTTGTAGATCCACGTACCGGCCGCCGCGATGCCGGCGAGCACCAAGCCAATGCCCGACATCATCAGGGCCAGGCGCAGGGCCATGACAGCATTCTTGACCAGGTTGAGCGGATTGATCAGGGCAAGGAAGCCAGCAGCGCCCCTGGCCATGATCAGAGCCGCGTCGAGAATGCCGCCCTTCATGAACAGGAACGCCCAACGGGTCGCGATCGCCGCCACCCGCAAGGCCACCAGCCCACCGACCAGGGCGACAATGGCCTGCACGATTTGAGGGTTCGCGGCCGCCCAGTCGGCCATCGCGATCAGCACCGGCCCGACGGCTGCGGCCACACCATTGATGGCCGGCAGCAGCGCATTCCCGATCGCAAGGGCAACCCCGTCGACCTGGTTCTTCAGCCGCTGCAGGTTGAATTCTGTGGTCTGGGCGCGCTTGGCAAATTCCGCCGAGACACTGCCGGCATATTCGGTTTCGTCGGCCACATAGCCCAGTGTTCGCTCCAGCAATTCCAGATTGCCAAGCAGCGGCGCCAGTGCCCGGGCCTCATCACCGAACAGGTCGCCCATCGTCGCCGCCTGCATTTCTGCCGGCAGCTGACCCAGGCGGTTGATCACCTCCATCGTGGTGCCGACGGCATCTTGCTGCATGCCGGCCGCCACTTTCGCGGCATCGAGGCCCAGTTTCTTGAAGGCGCGTTGCTGGGCAGCGGTCGCACTGGTCCCCTTGGTCAGTGCTCGGCCCATGTTACGGAAAGAGGTCGACGCCACCTCAACCTCGGCGCCGGCGCTGACCATGGCCGAACCGAAGGCAAGCGTCTCTTCCTTGCTGAAACCGAAGAACTCGCCCTGCGCTGCGACACGCCGCGCGAACTCGGTGAGATCGGGCGCGCTCGAGGCCGTGCGATCGGACAGATGATTGATCGCGTCGGCATAGAGCATGGTTTCCTCGGTCGAGAGCCGAAGTGCTTCGCGGATCTTGGCCAGATCCTCGCCCGCCTGTCCGCCCGACACGCCCCAGGCAAGGGCGGCCTTGGCCGTCATGCGGGTGAACTCCAGCAGCTCGCTGTCGGCGATGCCGGCAGCAGCCGCGTTTTCGGCAAGGGCCGCCAGCTCGGTGACCGCCATGGGGATTTCCGAGGTCGAGAGGCGCCGAAGATCATCGCCGAACTGGGCCAGGCCGCTGTCGCTGAAATCGGAAACCTTGGCGACGTCGGCCATTGCGCTTTCAAACGCTACGGCCTTGCCGATCGGATCGGCCAGAGCGCGGCCGAGGGCATAGGCTGCCGCCGCCGCATCGACCATCTGGCCGCGCATTTCGTTCATCTGCATGGCATTCGCGCGTGACTGCGCCTGCAGGTTCTTGACCACCTGCGCCACGCCGCGCGCCGGGGCCGAGATCTGGTCGATCAGCGCAACGATGAGCTTGGAAGTGATGACGGCCAATTCAAATACCTCTCGGCACTAGACTTTCGCGGCCGCTTCGCTTTCTTTGGGCGAAACACCGGAGGGACAATGAAAAAACTGCTGACGATTTTTGGCGTGGCCGCCTTGTTGGCTGGCTGCAAGGCACAAGAAGTGGAGGTGCGCGTAAGCACCGCTGATCTACAGGAGGCGCTTGCGGGCGAAGAGGTGGCGGTGCGATTCATCGCTCGCTTCGAGAGTTTCGGCACTCTGGATGACGAAAAGCGACGGCAGCTCGATCAGGTGCAGGAAATCGTCGAAGGCGCGCTTGAGGTCGAAGACTACAATCTGGTCGCCGACAGCTCCAAAGTGACCATCACGGTTGAGGGCGAAGTCCCCGTCCATGTTGGTGAACCAGGAAGCCATAGCGATCCATTCGCGCTGTACATTTGGGAAACCAATAACCCGCTGTTGCCCGGCTTTACCCATGCACTGCAACTCAACACCGGCAAGGGCTTCGACCAGCTTGAGGCGAGCATGCAGCAGGTCAGCTACATGCTCGCCATCGATGAAGTCCAACCGGTGATGTACCGGCTGCGCGCCGACAGTGGTTCGGCCGTTCCTGTTCTGGCAGGAGGTGCACAGCTCGACGGATCGAGCTTTGTCGTGCGCGCCCTCTCAGTCGAGGATGGAGAGCGCATAAGCTTGACCTTCAAGGGCGGCGCATATGACACAGTCTTCGGTGGCATGTTGCTCGCGCTTCCGAACGGGAAGTAGCTACCCCTTCCTCGGCCGCTCGCGCTTGAGCTGGCGGCCGAGGCTTTTCGAATAGCTGATCAGCTTGTCGATCTCCCATTCCTCGACACTGTCGATCGAGGTGTGGGTGTGCCGCGCGACCGAGAGAATTACGTCTCGCCAGGCGACTGGTCGGCTTCCGCTCCCAGCTTCTCCAGCAGAGCCGCCCCACGCTTTCCCATGAGGGGCGCCACCTTTACGCCCAGCTCGGTCAGATCTTCCATGTCCAGCTCAAGGATGACCTCGACAGGGACGCCGGCGAGCGCCGCAAACATGAGATACCCGGCCATGACCTTGTTGGTTTCGTCTTCGGCGACCAGGGCGTCCCGTGCCTTCATGCGGCGCAGCGTGAAGCTGGTATAGGTTTTCCCATCGACGGTGACGGGGTGAACAAGGGTGAGGGTCGGTGCTTCCGTCATGTGTTACGCCCCCAGCGCCCGGCGCTCTTCCTCGAACATGTCCACGCCATTGACGCGCAGCACCCGCTCGAAGAAGTCGACGTAGAACAGCTCCTGCCCGCCCAGTGTCAGCTCGTAATGGGTCACCTCGGAAAAGGTGTGATTGCAGCCTTGGAACTCGGCCGGGTCGCTTTCGTCCGGTTCCCAGACCGAGATCGCGCCCTCGATGACAGCGCGTGCGCCGACCGTGGATCCGCCCCCCGGCTTCTTTTCGCGATAGGCCGCCGCGAACACCCAGCGGTCGCGGACGCCGAGGCCCCGGAACACGTCGAGGTCGAGGCCTTTCACCTCGAACTTGGGCTCGATCACCTCAAGCCGGGGCTGGGTGAACTTGACGGCCATGACGCCGCCGCCGGGCGAATGCTCGGCACCGGCAAAGGTCAGGCCCGGCAGGGCAAGTTTGGAGATCACGGTGGCACGCGAGGTGCCGGCTTCCTCGGCCCGGCGCACGTCGACGGCAGTCAGCTGATAGAGCGGCTGCATTTCAAATCCTCATTGATGGATGGATGCGGGCCAGCCAGCGGATCCGCTGGCCGGCAGGTGTGCGACCGGCGCCTTAGGCGGCGACCGAATTGAGACGGGCGATGATCTCGCCGACCAGCGCGTCGAGCGCCGGGCGGTAGCGCGCCACTTCGTGGTTGGCGACCTTGAAGGCCGGCACCGGCTCGATCCCTAGATTGACGGTCAGGTGCCCCAGGCGAATGCTTTCGGGGCTGTTCTTGTCGGCACGGAACTGCACGTCATAGCCGATGATATCCTCATCGACCTTATGGTCGCGCAGCATGAACTTGATCGAGTTGATCCACGCCTCGACCGAGTCCGCCGAGATCTTCTTGCCCAGGAACTGGCGGGTGATCTCCATGATCTTGACCGTCAGGTAGTCGGCGCCGCGCACCTGGTGGATTTGCTTCCACAGCTCGCCCGTCGTCGTATTGTCCGTGCCCACGAACACGTGGCCGCCATCGGCGACCGCGCCGTCGACGCCGGTTTCGCCCTGCACCACGATCGAGACTTCGCTTTCCAGCATCTGCTGGCCCTCGGTCGAGCCGTCGAGCAGCGAGAACGGGATCTTGCGCGAGACGCCCGACAGGCCCAGCACAGGCCGGTTGGCGAAGGGGTTGAAGGGCTTGCCCTCGAAGAGATTGTCGACGCGGATCATCAGCCCGAGGATGCGCGGCCCCATGGCGCGGGTCACCAGCGAGACGCCTTCATAAACACGGGCGGCCACGCCGATCGGCAGTATGCGCTCGGAATTGAAGGCTTCCCGCTGCGTGATCGCGTCATCCTTGTCATCGGGATCCACGTCGACCACGGCCACGGCCAGCAGCTTTTCGCAGGCGACCGGCAAAGCCGCCCAGATGGGGTTCGGGGTTTCGGCATCGGCTTGCCAGCTGGTGCGGCCGACCCAGATCAGGCGCGGCGTGGCGCCGGTGGCCGAGGCGATTTCCGCAATCGAGGTTGGCGCCAGGGCGGCCACGATATTGGCGACGGTCAGGGCGACGGTTGCCTCTTCCTTGACGCGGATCACCGTGACGTCGGCGCCGCCATTGATGCCCGAGAGTTGGGCGTGAATGGCTTTGACGGCATCAGCCAGCAGGCCGGTGCCGAGGTCGGTGATCTTGGCGGAATCGCTGGTGGAGATCCGCACAGGTGTGTTGAGCGGATAGGTGAGAGCGACGGCATCTTCCGAAGTCTCGATCACCAGGGCTTTCGAGAAATCGGCCCCCAGTGCTGGCAACGCCTCAGTGTCGGGGCGCGAGAATTGCATGCCGAAAACCGGTGCGGTCATCGGGTGGTCTCCTTTGGTGTGGTGTTGAGGGTCAGCGCCGCGCGCTGTCGAAGATGACGACGGCCAGGAACATGGCCACCGCCTTCCAGCGCTCGACGCCGAGGATCATCAGGGCGTCGAGAAAGGTCGTGTGCGCCGTCAGCGGGTCGAAGCCCGCCCAGGAGCGCAGATAGTCGTGCAGCACGGCAGCAGCCGCGTAATGCGGATCAAAGGGTGGCAGCAGCCACCAGAGCCAGCGTGGCACCGACGCCAGGTCGGTCACATAGCCCGCCGGCACGGTGACGCGCAGGCCGGAGCCCTTGACGCCGAGGTCAAAAGAAAAAGGGCGCTCCGTTCGGTAGCGCCCCCTTTCGTCTGGTGTGATCACCAGCGGATCGGTGAAACTGCTCACAGCGTCAGCCCCCACAGCCAGAGATCGTTCAGCTCGGTTTCGGTCATGCCAAGATGGATCCGCGCCGCCTCGATCAGCGGATGCTCACGCCGGAACTCGAGGCTGAATTCGAGCATGGCCGAGGCAATGCCCTTCTGCACCGGATCCGCGATCGTATCGACCCAGGCATGCAGGTCGATTTCATGGCCCGTGGCCCGCACGGCGCCCCAGAACTGGTACGGCTTGAGGGGCTGGTATGGGTTCGATACCGGAACCAAGGGAGTGAGCAGAGACAAATTTACAGCACTCACTAGCACTAGCCCTCCGCACTGGTTGGGAGCGTCACCGGTCCATTGCTGGCGACGATTGTTTCGGGAAAGAGGACAGATTGCCGGGCTTCGTCCGGCGAAATTGGCATGATCAGAGCAACGGACAACACCCCGCCCTGACGGTAGGCGCCGAGAACATAGGCACTCTCGAAAGCCTCGGCAGGAAGACGATATCCGTCTGGGATGCTTGACAGATCGAGCACAGCTTCGTTCACCGTGATGACCTCTCCAGCGACGGCCACCGAAAGAACGTCATTCCGAACTTGCGGAGATAGCTCAATGTTCATTTAGAACCACCTCCCGATCGCAATGGCTTGCATCGACTGGTTCGAGATCGCCCCTGCCGAGTTGAGGTAAATCGTGCCAGTAGTCAGGCCGCCGCTGAAAGCGCCAATGATAAGTTGGTTTGAGACAGGGGCGCCTGGGTTTGCTACGCCGAAGACGGCTCCAGCGAAGGCCATGGGGTAAGTCCAATTTACCTGTGACCAATTGGAGCCAACGGCCACCGACATGGTGAAGTTGGCCATGCAAATAAGCGTGCCATCGGCGAACATGATCCAGGTACCGTTGGCATTATTCCCCCTCGCCAAAACGCCGCCAGTGGGAACTCCCCCAGTTTGCGCCGGGGTAGCCAATATATTTGAGCGCTTGTAGGCATCCGTCGGCAGCCGGGCTGTTGGCAAGGTTCCCACTGTTAAGTTCGACGCGTCGTCAGCTCCAATATTGTTGCGAGCCTGACTTTTCTCTCCGGCAGAGAACGCCTGAACTGCATCAACGCGCACGCGAAGAGCGAGAGCGGCAGCCATTGTCGAAGCGAAATTCGCATCGTTGCCCAGAGCCGTCGCCAACTCATTAAGCGTGTCAAGCGTGCCCGGCGCGGCCGCCACCAGGGCGTTGACGGCGGCCGTGATATCGGCCGGTGTGGCCTTGCCATTGAGGGCCGTTTCCAGCCCCGCAATATTGTTGATCTGCAGGGCGACCGGGATCCATTTGCTGGCCTGACGCAACAACGCCATGCCATTGGCGGCGCCGGCTATGTCGACGTCGGTCAGGTTGGCTAAGGCATCGTGATAGCCCACGTCCAGCTTATTGCCGAGCGCAGCGACAAGACCAGTGATCTCCGCCATGGCGTGGCCGTGACCGACATTCGATTTGTCGGCCATGGCAAGCAGCAGATTTGCCACGTCGGTGTCGATCGCGCCCAGGGCTGCGATCAGCCGCAGAACGTCGTCTTTGAGCTTGCTACCGGGCGCCGGCAGCTGATAGCCGCGATTGGGCGTCGTCGCCATTCGCTCCAACTCCTAGATCTAGACGGAATAGCCGCGCAGGGCGGCAATAGAGGTGCGGCTGTCAGGCCCACCGGTCATCGTGACGCGCAAGCGCCCTTCGGCTGCCGAATAGCTCGCCAGCGCGTATTTGGGTTCGACCCACCCCTCACCCAGCGTATGGGTGCTGTCGAGGTCCAGTTCGACCCAGTCATTGTCGCCGGCGTCCACCTCGACGCTGACCGTGCCACCCGTGCCCAGAAAGGCCGCGAACAGGGCCGCCACTGTCTTGCTGACACCGATTTCAAACGCCCGCGTGACATAGGTGCCGGTTGCCCGGATCCGCCCGCCGGCGATCATCGTGCCCGGATAGAGGACTGGCGAGATCGTCTCAGTCCCCGCCAGCACCGCGCGAAGCGTCACCGTCTCCGACACGTAGCCGGAGAACTCGTGGCTCTGGCCAGGCGCCAGCGGAATGATCGAGCTGTCGGCTCGCACTAGCTCATAGCGAAAACCCGCCTCTTGCGACGGGATCTCGATCGAGCCGCGCACCAGAAAATCGCTGATCGTGTCGAGAGCACCAGTCCAGAGGTTCTGCACCAGGCTGGTGGCCGTGAACTTGGCGCCGACAATCTCGAAGGCGATATCTTCGTCCGGATGCACCTGCCAGCTCACCCGGTTGGACGAACTGAACATGTCCCCGATCGTGTAGGGCTGCGACGACACCCGCTCCTGGTTGGCGCCGGATCCGAACACGTCGCCGAGGCGCGAGGTCGAAACCGCGTGCTCGCCATCAGAAGTCAGTATGACGAAGCAATAAAGCCGCATCGGGTCGAGATAGACGGGGGCGGCAAAGCGCGCCTCGATCTTGTCGCCCGGTTCGACCGTGGCCATGGAGATGAAGGCTTCCGCCAACACCTCGGTGGTGGGAAAGCCGTTGGCCATGGTCGCCAGCTGCACGCGCACCGCATTGAGCGGCGAGCCCACAGCCTCGATCCAGAAGTTGACGCCGACGATGAATCGAGGCGTCGGCACCCGGAAGCTCTGCGCCAGCGGGTCATTGCCGCCCCCGGTATTGGGGTTGGCCACCTGGTTGATCACCTGGGTGACATTGTTGACGATCGTATTGTTCACGATCACTACGGGCGGCGGGGCCGCACGAGTCACCAGGGTCACCCGGCGCATGATCGACACGTCGATCTGGCCTTCGCCGACAAAGATTGCCTCGGCGAAGCTGTCGGCTGCCCCGGTCGCCCGCACAAGCCGCCGCCCAACCGGCACATTGGCCGGAATGGTGAAGGTCAGTGCGATCTCGCCATTGGCATCGGCCGTCTGGGTGCCAGCCGGTTTCACGTTGCGACCGTCAAAGGTCAGCGTGGCCAGCTCTTCGCCGACCCCGAAACCTTCGAGCGTCACGGCCACCTCGATCTGCGCCAGCACCCGGGCAGCTTCCTGCCTGGTCGCCGCCACTTCGTCGAAGACCGTCTGGCCGGGTGGCACGTTCGGCGCCGCCGTGAATTGCTGTGTCACCGGCGACGTCCATTCGACCGCCCGTTCCGTCCAGAAATAGGCGGCCGGCTGAATCTTCATACCCGCAGGCATGGGGATGAAATTGTCGTAGGGGTTGATCAGCGACAAATTGGTGCGCTGCGGCTGCGATACGACGATCTCTTCGACGTAGGGCAGCGTGATCACGTTCCCCAGAACCACATCGAGCAGCACATTATCGATCGCCAGCTGCAGCACGCCACGGTTGACCGCCGCCGACTGGGCGGCGCCGGGATCGCGATAGAAGTCATCGACAAAGGTGTCGGTGAAGATCCCGCGTTTGGAAACCGGCGTGCCCCCGAGCCGCACTTCGTTTGAAGACATGGCCCAGCGATCGAGCTGCTCGGCCACCTTTATCAGCAGCGCATAGTAGCGCCGGTGATCATCCTGGGTGACATTGCGGGTGCCATTGTTGACGATGACAGGAGCGCCCAGCCAGCTGTTATGCACTTCGGCCAGCTTGAGCAGGTTTCCCGGCACGGTCGGCGGCAGGGCACCGCGACGGGCCGAAACCCCCTTCACGCAAGCCGGACGGCCGGCAATGTCGAGGCAGATGAGATCAATGCGGGGCAGCTTGGAGCTATAGCCCAGAATGATTGGCTTGCCATTGACGCCACCCAGCACGGTCACTTCGGTAGCCGTGTGCGTGGCGGTGTCCAGCACCGAGACGTTGTAGAGATACGTCACGGTATAGGTAGAGGCGCCAACCGGCTCGGCGCCAGCCGGACCCCAGCTGATGCCATTGCCGGCAAGGGCATAGGTCGACGGATCAAACGTCGTGCCACCCTGCACGACGCTCTCGATCTCGAAAGCGCCGGCCATGAGCAACGCGTCGATGCCACCCGGTGAGCCGCCGCGCACGACAGTTTCGACGGCACGCTTGACCACCACGGCGAAGTTGAGCGCGGCGATCGGGCCGCGATTCACAGCCACCGTGGTCGAAGTGCCGGTGGCACCGGTGAAGGTGTGGGTTTCGCCCGAGATCAGTTCGAGCGACGGATCCTCAGTCACCTGCATGGTGAAGGCGGTTTCGCGGATCCGCTTGTAGCCCAGAATATTGGCCGTGCCGGCGTTGATTGAAAACACCTGGGCGCCGCCTGCGAGGCCGAGCGCAGTGACTTCGCAGCCGTCGACGATGTAGTGGCCGTTGAGGTCGAAATCATAGGGCGCGATCTGGGCCATGATGCCCGACAGGGCGGGCGGCGCAACCTGGGTGATGACCGTACCGTCGAGCAGCCGATAGACTGAATAAAGGTCGCCTTCTTGGCCGTCGCCGGAAAAGCCCCAGCTCAAAGCGATCTGCTGCCGGGCGGCACCCGGTTCGCCCTCGGCAGCCGAGCCGGGGTGCAGCCCGGTGAGGGTGGGATCCTCGATTTCGGTAACCACGGTGCGGATCACCCGAACGCCAATGGTCACTTCGCCGACCATCGGCACGTCGGCAAGATAGGCTTCCTCGACCGGGTAGATATCGCCCTCGATATAAATCCGGCCGGGGAACACATGCACGACGCCATTGTCGAAGTCGATATTGACGTCCGCACCCTCGATCCGGTCGCCATCCTTGATGACGCGATCGGAGATCCGCTGGCCGCGCGACCTCAGAATGGTCTGCACCTCATTCAGCTCGGCACCCTGGGTGTAATACTGTTCGCCCTCGCGAAAGATCACCCCGGACGTGTTTGGCCGGCTCGGCCCACGGTCATAAGCCGCAGGCACGCCGGGAACTTCAAAAGCCATGTCGTATGTCCCTAGAACCGCAAGAGCACTTTGACGCGCTCGCGAATGGTTTCGCCAAAGGCGATATCGATTGGAGAGACGGCCACCGGTTCGGTGGCGCCGGAGATCTCGTCTGGCGCCAGCCACATCAAGCCGGGCCTGTTCGGGTCGCTGGGGATGGCATCGAACACCAGGCCAAACGAATGAGCGACACTGCCGTCGCCATCACCGAAGCCGGTCTGGCACTCGGCATAGATCCGTACATCAGCGTTCGGCGCCGGCGCGTAATCGGCGCCGGCGATGCGATAGGGGCCGCCCACGGCGGGAGCGACCACCCAGCTGGCGCGGGCGCGTCGGTAGCCGATGACGGCGCCGACGTCGTCGAAGAACGCGAACCAGATCGGACGTCCGATTGCGCCCGATGCCATGGCTTCTGATCGGGCGCGGACTGCGCTCGATTCCCAGCTGGCCTCGGTGCTGTCCCAGCTGAAGTCGCCCCAGCCTAGATCTTCATCCTCGACCGGCTCCAGCCAAACCCCCAGTTCGACCAGGTCGGCCTCGGCCAGGGTATGGTCGAATTCATAGCTCCGGCCGAAAGACCAGAGCGGCCCCCCCTCTTCGAGGCGCCGACCGGAAAACTCGCCATAATGCGCCTCCCCCCAATGGCTTTCGGAAAGGGTCAGCGGCCGTATGTCGAGACCGTGATAGCCCCGCCAGAACACCGAGCGCTTGGGCACCGAAAGCTTGGCAACGCCGGCAATCCGTTCGAGATCCGCGCGCGCGTCTCGGACGCGATCGAGGTGAAGCTGGAACAGGTTCCAATACCGCCGCAGCGAACTGGCCTCATCGACAATGCCTTCATAGCCAAGCCAGGCCAGGGCAAGGTCGATCGCGGCTGGCGTCCCCCGGACACGCTGCCAGTCGATCCCTTCCGCGATCAGCTCATAGAGATTGGGCACATAAGGCGTCAGTTCACCCAGGCCGTACTCATAGATCAGGAACGGCAGGAACGACGGCGGCGGCGCCAAGAGCTTGGTGCCCCGGATCGCCACGATGGCAGGCGACACCGACACGTTCGTGTCGAGCGCCTCGCCAACGGCCAGCTCCCACGCCGTGGCATTGCCCGGCAGCAAATCGCTCAGCATCAGAATGCTCTGCCAATCGTGTTGAGGGTGATCGTCCCGAGCGCGGCAGCCTGGTTGAAGGGCACCACGACGTCGGCGGCAGGAGCGAGGATCTCGACCTTCTGCACGCCGTCAATCATCAGGTTGGCGATCAGCCAGGAACGGGTGACGTCACGGCCCAGCCCCATTTGGGCGGCCCATGCTGCACTTAACTTCGCCGTCATCTGCTCAATGATCGCGGCCGAGGTTTCCGGCAAGAGCCAGACATTGGCCGTCACCGGCATGGCTACGCGCGAGGCGGCCGCGACCACGATCCGATCATTGACCATGCGCACGGCCGGCGCCTGCAGGGCGGCATCCACCTTCGCCAGTAGCGGCGCGTCAGCAACGCCGGCATTGTCGGTCGAGAACACCGCCACATGCACTGTCGGATCCCGCCCGACGGTATAGACCGCCGCATCGGCAACCCGCGCATCGGCCCCCAGGGCCACCGACCGATACCGAGGCTCGGTCCCGCCCGTCGATCGACCGCGGATCGCCAGAACCACGCGCACGCGCAGGGCGGCATCGGACTCACCGGTGAGCCTTGCGACGTCATAGAATTGGGCCAGATGGTCGAGGTCGCTGCCATTGGCAAAGGCCAAGAGGTTCGCCCGAATGGCCTCATTGATCCGCTGCCGCAGCAAGAGGTCACTATAGCTGGCCGTCTGCAGCAGGATCTGCGCCGGATCGGTTTCCAGATCCTCGACGTCATAATCGATACCGGCCGCCGCGAAGATCGCCACCAGCTGCGAGCGGAACGCGGCATAGCGATCTTCATAGCTGATCTGCTCGATGATCACCGGCAGTGGCAGGTTCGCAAGTTCGGCGGGCAGTTCGGCCATTGAGGCACCCCTAGATAATCGTCACGCGCTCCCCCAGGCGAATGGTGAAGCTGCGCGTGCTGGCTACGGAAAGGTCGCCGGCAAGCGCGCGAGGGCGCCAGTCGACCAACACTTGTATGCCCGCCGTGCCCACGCGCAGTTCTTTGGGTGAAGCGGAGACCAGGACGGCCCGCACCCGCAGGCGCGGCTCCCAGAGATCGATGCCGACTGCGATCAGCGTTTTCCACGCGGCGAACAAAGCCGGCGTCGTGGCGCGGCCCAGCAGCTCGGCGAGACCCGCACCGAAATGGCGGCGCATGACACGCTCGCCGATGCGAGTGGAGAAGATCACCTCGACCGATTGCAGGGCTGACGCATAGCCGTCGATCACCTTGCCGGTATGCCGATCGACGCCGCTCATTTCGGGGCCTTTGGCCGGGCCTGCTTGCGCACCGGTGCCGGCGTCAGGCGGCCGTGGCCAAGGTCATAGAGCGCCTCGGCCTCGGTCAGCGACATGCGCCGATTGCTCGGCACCGGAATGCCATTGATCTGGGTGACGCCCGGCGCCACCAGGTAAAGCTTTTTCATCGGCCTCTTCCTAAGTTGCAAAGACCACGTCAGACCCTTCGACGATCGGGTGAAGCCCGGAGGATGAACCGAAGGTCACATTGACCATGTCCCCGATGCGCGCGACCTTCTTGCCGCCCTCGCCGCCCAGCTCGATCTTGGGGGCATTCACCAGAACATTGGTCGCGGCATCGATCGTCACAGAGCCGCCCTTGCCGATGGTGATCGTCACCTCGCCGAACCGCAGCTTGTTTTCGTCAAGGCTTTGGCTGGGCGGCGGATTGTCATCCGAGAACCCGCCGCGCAGCAGAATGCCGCGTCGTGGGTCGCCCCCCGGATTGATGAGCCCGACAATCTGCCCTTCGCTCAATGGCGCCCAGGTCGATGTTGCGCCACCCGACTCCGGGTGGGGATAGAACGGCGACAGGTAGGGCTGCCCATCCGGCCCGTCACCGAGCTTGATCCGGAAGCCGCGCTCCGCATCGACGACAGCAACCGGGCCGACGCGCAGCGCCCGGCCGAACAGCGTCTTGAGCTGCTCGATATCGGCCCGTTGCGCGATGATTTCCGCTATCATGTTGCCTCGACCTCGACAGTGACCGTTTCGATTGTCGGCACTTCGCCATCCTCGCCTGTCGCCAAGGGACGCCCGCCGAGTGCGAGGGACTGGCCATCAGTCAGGCCCAGCTCGCGCTGCACCAGCTGCCAGTCGACCGCAGTGCCAGCCAGAGCGGCTTCAAAGGCCAGCTTGATCTTGAACAGGCGCGCATCGGCGCTATCGGCCAGGGCCGCCAGAAACCGCGCATAGATGCTGCCGGTCAGATCCGCGCCGCGAACCGGATCGGCGAGCAGGCCGGCAGTGATCCGAACTTCCTGCGCCGCTACGCGGGTGCCGTTCTGTTTCTGACCGATGCGCGACCGCTCGATGCCGGTGACATCGCCCATCAGCTCGCGCGCCAGATCAGCCCAAAGGCTGTCGGGCGCGACCAGGGCGTCGGCAACCTGCCGCATCATCAGATCGAGCGACAATTCCATATTGGCGTCGGTGTCCGGCAGCCCGACGCCGATGATTGTCGTCACCCCAGATTGGGGATCCTGTTCAAGCATGGCGGCCGAGATGCCAGCCTCGATCACCAGCTCGACCGTAGGATCGTCGCCGAACAGCGACAAGAAGCCATTGCCCGCGCCAACGCGCCCGCCATCGGTATAGACCGAGATGAAGGGGCGATCCTGATCGGTTCGAAGGGTTCCGTCGGCATCGAGATCGAGGGCCGTGAACTGGCTGTCCAGCACATTGTCACCGGCGAGGGTAGCGCCGCGCAGGGCTTCCTGCACGGCAACGCGCAGCGCGATGCGTGTCAGCATGTTGGCCTCACTTCAGGCGTTGAACTAGGGCGCAGGTCTCGCCTTGGTAGAGAGCGAGATCTGCGCAACGATCTGGCCGGCGCCGTTGACGTCGACCGTGACGATATCGAACCAGGGCTGGCCCTCGCGGGCATCGGCCCGCACCTTGTCACCCTGTCTCAGAATGCCGTTGAAACTGGCCTTCTGGATGATCAGCAGGCCGGTACCGCCCACCAGATGCGTGGTGAAAGACGAATTGCTGCGCGACGGCACCACGTCGCTTTCACCGGGCAGGTGCAACTGCGCCCGAAGATCCTGCATGGGTCGGTCAGGATCCTCCAGGCCGCCCTTGAGAAAGGAAAGGCGAACCGGCTCCCCGAACAGTCGGTCGGCCGTCCGGGTCGCCATCGCTGTCAGGTTGTGCCAGTTCGCCATGGCGGTTAGTTCGACAGGCGGACGATGCCGACCGTGTCAGCGGTCAGGGCGGCCTCAACCGCGTGGCCGAGCGCCTTGTTGGCACCGGTATTGTCGTCGGTCGTGCAGACCGAATTGGTTGCATCCCAGTAGAGCTTTGCACCCACCGACCATGCTTGGCCGGTCGCCTTGGGCAACTGGAACACACCGACCAGGTGCAGCACAACCGGCTCGCTGGCGGCCGCATCATGACCGGCCACGCCGCCAAGATCGCCGGCGAAATAAACACTGCCCGACGCCTTGGCGCCCGCAGTGGTGACGGTGACAGTCGCACCGCTCGAAAGGAAGTTCTTCATTCTGATCCCCTTGGATCTGTGATGTTGGGAGAGCCCGAAGTCGGCCACGCCAGCAAAGGCGCGGCCGACAGACAGGAGCTATGCCGCGTTACAGGCCGGCGTTCTTCCAGGCGAAGCGGGAGTCGACGGCGCCACAACCGAAGTCGTGTTCGACCGACATGCCGAAGCCCTGGGTGCCGAACGGCTCTTCCATGCGCACGCGCGGCGCCTCGTAGCCGTCGAGATAGCCCCAACGCCAGTTGCTGCCCATGTCGGGCGCACCGATCAGATACCAGGCATTGCCCGAGATCTGGCTGGTCTCGACCGGCGTCAGCTTGCCCGAGAACGGGTTCACTGCGCTCGCCGTCGCCGGCGTGATCGTGGCCAGCAGCTTTTCCGCCTCGGTCGACTTGTCGGGACCGGTCAGCAGGAAGCGCGGGCTGTTTGACAGCAGCGGGTTGCCATCCTTGGACTTCTGCTTGCCCATGGCCGCGCGGCCCTTGCCGATATTGTCCACGTCGATGGCGCTGGCCGTGCCGAGGTTGTTGTGATCGGCATGGAATACGGTCTTGCCGTCGGCGAGCTTGGCGTTGAAGGCCAGCGAGTAGAAGGTGATCTCTTCGAACAGGGCCACCGTGGCGCCGTAGCTCGACAGCAGATCCGCGATCGCGCCCAGGTCATCGTTGATGAGCATCTGACGGGTGATCTGGATCCGCCGCGCATAGCTGAAGGCCTGGGTGGTTTCCTTGCCTTCCCCGAAGGTGCCGGCCTTGATTTCGCCGGTCTCGAGAACCTTTTCGAGCATCGGGAAGTCGCCGACGCTCACCGAGGTATGCGGACGGAAATCGCGATAGTTGCGCTGCCGGGTGAAGGGCTTGAACGTCGGCTGTGCCAGGGCGTAGCGGCCTTCAAGGGTGCGGTTGAGGGCGTTTTCGAAGATCGCCGGGAAATCCGAGGTGGAGTGCGAAGCACGGGTCAGGATTTCGTCGATCTGGCGGGCGTTGAGAATGCGTCCGCCGCGATAATTGATGCTCTCTGCCGCGAGGTCAATCACGCCGCGCCCCATGAACTGACGGGCAGCTTCGGACGGACCAGCTTCCGGAACGCGGACGCCCAGACCATAGGACAGCGCCTCGGTCATCGCGGCGCGCGTGACTTCCGTCGCGTCGGTGCCAACCTGCACGCGGGTATTGCCGTTGACCGGTGCCTGGCTGCCGACCATCTGGTCGAACAGCTGGGCACGGAAAGCGTCGACCGTGACATTGCCGTCAATGGCGGCGCGGGTCAGGTCGGTGCGGCCGGCGCGAGCTGCCAGGTCCATGATCGTGGTAACGCGGGCGGTTTCAGCGGCGCGGGTGGCCTCGACGTTCGGCTGCTGCGGCGCCGGTGCGGGATCCTCATCAGTCTCGCCAGCGGCTTCACGCTGCTTGATTTCCATCGACAGCGCGCGGATCTGGCCGAGCAGGGTTTCGTGCTCGCCCTCGATCATGCGGACCTTGTCCGGTTCGAGGCCGTCGGTCAGCTCGGCGATCTTGGCCGTCGCCTTAGCCTGCAAATCGGTGAGGTTGGTGCGCAGCACTGCCAGTGGCGTGAAGGCCAGGGCATGGGGCGCATTGGCGAAGGCATCGTTGAGCATATGCCCGGCGGCTGCCATGTGTTGGGTTGCGTTGAGGGCATCGGGCAGAAGCGTGAACGTGGCGAACAGAGCGACGGCCAGCATCAGGCCTACCGCCAAGAAAGTCTTGGTTTTCATACCAATCTCCAGTGTGGGGTTATCGGGGCACTTGACCGTCTCCCTGCAGCCCCGATGGCGCAGGCGGTAGCTCGAAAGGGTCAGATCCCGGACTGGGCCTGACGCATGCGCATGCGGGCGGCAGCGACCGCAGCGGCGGAATTGTCCAGCTCGACATCGAAGAGCTGCTTGGGGTCATCGGCCCGCACGCCCGAAGCGTGATCGGCGGGCACGGTGACGAAAGAGATCTCGGTGGGGGTCCAACGCTGGGCGATGACCTTCTGCACCTCGCCGCGCTTTTCCGGCTCGATGATCTTGATCTTCTGCAGGGTGTAGCCGGCCGAGACGTTGCGCACGATGCCGTCGGCGATCAGGCCAAACAGCCGGTCGGCGTCGGGGTCGATGCCGGCAGCGGGAAAGCGCAGCAGAGCCCGCGCCTCGGTGCCCTCGATCCATGCCTTATCGACCACGCCACGCTGGCTGCTGGTCGAGTAGCGCGCGTGGCTGTCAAGAACCGGCGCGCCGGCATTGAGCCGGGTGAAGTCGATCGCCGACTTGCTGATGGTCAGGATCTCGTCAAAGTCGATTACGCGATCCCAGCCTTCGTAGCGGCGGCGGCGAACCGGCGTTTCGGTGGCAAAGACCACTTCGACCGTCCGCTTGTCCGGGTCGACCTGGTTGGTGCTGGCAAAGGCACGCACCTGCATGGGAAGAGACGACAGGGTCATTCCTCTTTTTCCTTCGGTTTATCGGACGGCGCCGAGGGCGGCTTCTGGAGCTGCCCGGCCTGCGACATGGTCCGTGGGTCGACGTCCAGCACCAGGCCGAGATCGTCGAACCGCTTGTTGTCCTTGGCGAGCTGCTGGGCCGTTGCTTCCGGATCCTCACCGCGTTCGGCGACGGCCGCCGACCAGGATTTGAAGCCGGCGCGCACTTCCGCCTTCTGGGCATTGAGGTCGCGCATCGGGTCTGCCGAATAGAACCGGGGCGGAACCCAGTCGTAATCGACGTCCGGACGCTCGATCGCGCCGGCGAGCCAGGCGGCATCGAGAAACCAGCGGATCATCGGTTCGCACAGCATCGGGATGATCGACAGCCATTGCAGCTGCGAGATCTCGCGCTTGAAAACCTCGATCCCCACCTTGCTCGATGAATAGTTCACCTGGTCGAGGCGGCCGGTCAGAATGAAGTGCGGCATGCGGAAGCCAGCGGCGATCGCGTGCTCTTCGGATTCGACATAGCTCGGATAGTCACCGGTCGCGGCCGGTTGGGTGAACTTGACGTCACGGCCACCGACAGCGTTGTAGAACATGCCGGGCGCGAACTTCTCGACCCGGTTTCCATGAACGTCGTAGATCCCCGGATCCTGACCTGCCTTGGGTTGTATGCCGATCATGTCATCGGCTTCGCCACCGGTCATGATTCCGACCAGACAGGCCTCCAGCCGCTTTCGCATCCGCTCCGCGACCTTGTACTCTTCGAGGTCGTGCAGATTGGCGATCGCCGGCGCACCCCAAGGAACGCCGCGCACCTGGGTGCGCTGCTTTTC